TCGTTCATCAGCTCATCCGTGACCGGGCAAAGACACACCAGCTTGTTAAGCTGCATGTTGGCCATTGCCAGGTTGGGCTTGCTTTGCGTGGCCTGCGCTCCCTCGGCTTCCCAGTACGCCTGCGGCCCGGTGGTCGCCCACGGTGCGCCCTCATCGGTCGGCCAGCTAAGCGCGTGATTGACGGGCGTTTTCTGAACACGCGAATAGATCGACGACTGCTCGTTCAAGTATTCCATCACGCGTGACGAAAACTCTGGCGGCACCAGGTACCCGCCTTCATCGCCGGCCACGGTATTGCCGTAGCTGGTCGGTGCCATCCTGGCCAGACGTTGGTCAACAGCGTGGCTTGGACCACAAGCCCGCGCCACCGCGTGGCTGAAGTCGCCAAAGTCTGAGAATCCACACGTCGGATCCCGACGCAGCGCCACGGCCAGGTTGCGGCCTGGTGCGCCGTCGCCTGCGGGCTCCGTGCGCCGACCTGGTGCCGGCGTCGGATCGCTGCCGCCACCGTCCAGCCGCTCGATCATGCGGGCGGTCGTTGTGGCCAGCTGCTGGTGGTGATCGATCTGCTCGATCAGCGTCTCGGCGCGTGCCACCTCATCGTCAGTAAACTCGGCCAGGTTGCGGCCCTCTCGCATCTGCGCCAGTTCGGCGCGGTCGCGCTCAATATTGGCGCGCAGTTCTTCCAATTGCTCGTTTAAGTCTTTCGGCATGGTCCTATTCTCCAAAAAGACGTGCATACTCGGATTCAAGATCACGCGGCACGCGTCGCTCGGCCAGCATACTGGCCAGGCGCTCTTTATCCCGCGCGTCATACTGATCGATCGCCAGGTTCTGCACGTGTCGGCTCGCACCGATCACGTTGCTGCACATTCCAATTTCCAGCGCCTGGTCCGCTGTCAGGTACGTTTCGTCGCGCAGCATCTTGGCCAGGCGCGTTTTCGCCAAGCCGGTTTTGTCCTTGTAAATTTCGATCGCCTGCGCCTTGGTCGCCTTCAAATAGCTCAGCCGCTGCTGCAGCTCGCTGATCGTGCCCGGCGCGACGCTCGGAACGTACGGTTCGTGGATCATCATCAGCGCGTTGCTGGGCATCTCCACATAGTCGGCCGCGCAGACCAGCAGCGTGGCAGCCGAAAACGCGTCGCCGTCCAGGTACGCGTGCACGTCGCGATCGGCACCGCGCAGCAGGTTGTACGCAGCGACGCCCGCGTGCAGGTATCCGCCAGGTGACGAGATATGAAGCTCGACCGGCTCGGCTGCCGGCAGTGCGTTGATCTGCTGCCGCAGCTCGCTGGGAAACTCGCCGTCAATTACGCCATACACTTCAATTTCGGCCATCGTCGTCACCCTCGGTAATTGCTCCAGGCTCATTTACGGGCTCTTTGGTCGCTGGCCCCTGGCTGCCAGGTGGCGCAGATTCCGGCTTTTCCGGCTCTTTGGCCGCTCGCTCCAGCGTCTGCATGTTGACCGGCACCAGGTGCAGATCGCCGTCGCTGCCGATCGTGTTCATTCCCTCATCGCGGCGTATCTCGTTCGGCGTGATCGCGCCCAAATCGCGTAAACCTTGGTTCGTACCGATCGGCCCACGCACGGCTGATCAGCTTTCTGTTTGCTTGCTGCTCCAGCTTGACGATCCACGGCCCGCACGTGTCGATCAGGAACTCCAGCGACTGGTGCGTAATGTTGGAAAATGTGGCCCGGCTTAGCTCATACACCTTGTGCGGCGGCACGCGGCAGAACCGGCATATGTCCAGCACGCTAAACTGCCGGCTCTCCAGCAGCTGCGCGTCGGTGTTCGGCATGGTTTGCGGGTGGAAGTCCAGTCCGCTGCCAAGTAGCGCGACCTTGCCGTGATTGCCCGATCCGCCAAACTGTGCGGCCCAGTTCTTCGATAGCTGCTCCAGCTTTTTGTCGGGCAGGCTACCTTCCCCGCGCGGCACCAGCAGCCCCGACAACCGGCTGCCGTGCTGCATCTGGCTGGCCATGCTGTCTTCTTGTGCCACGCTCAGCCCCAAACTGCGTGCCATGTACGCGATCACGCTGTAACCCTCGGCCGAGTCGCCGAGTCCGCGAAAGTGCAGCATATCGGCCGCTGCGATCGTGACCGGCCCGCGATCGTTCTGCACCTCGTAAGCCAGACTGCCAGCCCGTAGCACCCGCACGCGCCACGGCTCAATCGGCCATAGCGCGACCGGTCGCATCGACGCGTCCCGCTCAATCTCGCAGTACGCGTTGCCCCAGGTCAGCACCCACCTGATCATCAGCTCGCGCCAGACGGCCGGATCTTGTTCTGGATTCGGTGCGCGGTTAAGCAGACGATCGGCCGGGTGTCGCCGTGCGACCTGGTGCCCCTGGTCGGTCAGCTCGTGCACGCGCCACGGCATCTGGCTGATCGACTCGCAGATCACGCGCACGCAGCACCAGAACGCACTGACGGTCAGTGCCGTGTCCTCGGTCACGACCTGGCCGGCAGATCGCGGCGGCATCATCGGCCATCGGTTGCCCTGGCCGGGTGACGTCCGCCGCAGCATACGTGCGAGCCTATCCCAAAACATACACGCCCGTCCCTTCCTCGCTCACTCCGTCGTGGTGCATCGCCTGGCTGTACCCCATCACGGCCGCCTGCACGCCATCCACGCCCTTGTGGGGTGCGCCCAGCGGATCCGGCTTGATCGGCTTTTTGTAACCGTGCGTTGTCTCTTTGCACAGTGCGTGTCTGGCCTGCCAGCTGAGCACCGGGTTGCCGTTGTGCTCGATCGCCCCGGCCTTCACGTCGGCTTCGAAGTTATCGGTCGGCTCGTGATAGTTTTCGTGGCTCTGCCGAAACGGAAAACAATCGATCCCGACGCGGTCGCTCACGTCGCTGACGATCGCCGTTGCTTCGCGCGGATCGTAGACCAGGCCGCGCACGTCGTGCGTTTCGCACAGCTCGCAGATCGTGTCCGATATCATCGTGTGATTGATCCGCTCGCCTGGCACAACGGTAATGTGCCCGCGCTTGATCCAGTGGTCGATTGCCGTCCACTTCCGCATTTCGGCCGCTCGCATGGCCGGAACCCAAAACCACGGGTACAACCGATATCGGCCCGGTGCGGTCACGCTGCACGCCACAAGCGCCGTCAGATCGGTTACGCTCGACATATCCAAACCAAGCCACAGCGGCCCGCTCACGTCGTCCAGGCCATAGTCGGCCTTGCAGTCCGGCCAGTATCGGTTGAGCCATTCCAGGTCTGCCGCAGTGCGCCACACGCAGTACCAGAACCGCAGCAAGTTCGGCATGTTGGCTGGAATGTGCAGCGCCTGCTTGATCTCGGCGACCAGGTCGGATTCCTGCAGGATCGATCCCAGGCCAGGATTGCACTGCGCCGCGACCGGCAGCCGCGTCGCGCCGCCGCCCACGCTTTCGATTTCCGCTTCCGCTTGCTCCCGCGTCGCGCCATAGATTCGGCCGTAGTAGTCGGGCGCGTCCACTTCTCCCCGGTTGATCTTTTGCACGTACTCGCGCTGACGATAACACACGCCCTCGGTGTCATCGCCCGCATTGGTGATCGCCAGGTGCAGCCAGCCGGTGCGTGCCATCGATCCGTACGTCCATCGCTCATACGCCGCCTGGCCCTGCCACTCGTGCAGCTCATCGAGAATCAAACAGTAGGGGTTGAATCCCGATGCGCCCTTGCCGCTCATAGCTTGGATAACGGCATTGAGCTGCGGCCAGATCACATCTTTCCCGCGCCGGATCCTGGCGCGCTGTTCCAGCTGCTTGCAGCCGCGTACCATGTGTTCGACCTGGTGCTGCACAATCCGCGCTTGCTCCTCAGTCGACGCCAGGCAATACACTTCGGCGCCCAGTTCGCCAATGAAGTGCGCCATGTAGATCGCGACGGCCGACGCGAAGGTCGACTTGCCGGATTTCTTCCCGCACTCGATGTACGCCCTTTTGACTGCTCTTACGCCGTCAGCGTCGTGCCAGCCGAACAGCGGCCGGATCCACTGCTCACGCTGCCAGTCATGCCACTCGATCGCCTGGCCCGCCCAGCGGCCCTTGGTGTGTGTGCAAAGTCGCTGCACAAAGTTGATGCACCGGATGGCCGCCTCTGGGCGACTTACCTTCGGCAGTTTGGCTGGTTTCAGGTTGCCGGGCATTTTCACCCGCTCCTGCTCCAGCAGGCCGGCGACCTCGGTATGGTATTTGCTGGTCACGACAATAAATCGGCATCGTTGTCGTCTTTATCGCGGCCGACCACCAGGCCGACCCGGCCCCGCGGCGAAAGCCCGAACTCGCCCGCGTAGGCGCGTAGCTGTTGAAGGAAAAGCCGCTCTTCTTTGTAGAGCCAGGCGCGGGTGTCGTAGAGCCCGGCGAGCAATGCGGAGTCGCCGTGCCTCTGGGCCTTCTTGATTTCACTGGCAGTCTTCTTCTGCGACCGGTAGATGAACTCCAGCCGGGACCGGACCTGCAT